AGAGCAAGAAATTGATCGCCAGACGGGTGAATGGATGGAGATTTGGACGCAGCTTACGACACCTGCGGGGCAACGGGAAGCACTTAATGAAATGATCGGCCGTGTGGCAGATCCCTATACGGCAAACGGTATACGAATCTGGCCTGCTACAAATACGGAAGGTCTGCGACTTCTGATCCCTCTCCAATTCTATTTTTGCAGTAATCCGGGCCTCTATTTGCCGCTTCTTGCCTTACAGTATAGTCCCATTCGAATTAATATTACACTTCGCCCCCTACAGCAACTCTTTTGGGTTCCCTCTCCTGCCAATAATTGCCCAACGGACAATACGATACCATCGGTGCCAGCTCCCGCACCAGCATGTTCGACACAAGTGGACTGCACTTCGCAGATTGTGAATATGATGTTGTGGGGAGATTATGTCTTTCTGGATGTGGAAGAACGCCGACGCTTCGTCAGCAATTCACATGAATACATTATCGAGCAAGTGCAGTATACACCACCTTATTCCGTTACTGCGCAACAGACAACCGCCACCATTCCAATTGAATTTAATCATCCGATCAAAGAATTCATGTTTGTGGTACAACGCGACATTATGATGGATCGCAATGAGTGGTTTAATTATAGTAGTTTGCCCTATAGTGAATTGTTTTCGATTCCATTTCTTAATAATTACATTAATTCTACTTCACCTGCTTGCCGTCTGGATCTGATTTCTACTGCTAAGCTACAGTTGGATGGATATGATCGTTTTGCCTATCGATCACCACAATATTTTCGATTGCAACAGCCCTATGAACACCATACGACCACTCCGGTCGATTCTTTTATCTATAACTATTCGTTTGCCCTTCGACCTGAAGATTCGCAGCCTACGGGAACGATGAATGCGAGCCGAATTGATAGCATTGTCTGGCAAATTCAAATGAACCCGATTCTAAGCAATCAGGCTCTGACTGTTCCACCTGATCCTAATGTCATTCTGCCAGCGTGTAAACAGCGTGGTCCTTGTCATATTGTGGTGTACGCGCATAATTACAATGTGTTTCGTGTGATTAATGGGTTCGGTGGTCTCCTCTTCACGATTTAAAAGTAAAAAGGATCGGTGTAAAAGATGATGCAAAAAAGTCACAATAGACAGTAATGAGCGGGTCAACGCCCAACAATATCATACCAGGTAGTACACCATTGGGCGGCATTCCAGGTACGGAGAATCCATCAGCTCCTCCATTAGTTATCTCCTCTACAGACCCACAGTCCAAAACACAAGAGGAAAAGGAAAAGGAAGAAAAGGCAAAAAAAGAAGCAAAGGAAGCAAAGGCAAAAGAGGAAAAGGAAAAGAAAGAAGCAGCAGATAAAGAGAAAAATCGTCGCCCCCCTAATGAATCTGATTTACAGGCATGGCTCAAAGGATATATGAATCCAAATGCATCTAGCGAATCCGGTACGGAAGGTGCATTTTTATCATATGACTGGTTTATTGTATTAGCAGTGTTGGGAGGATGGTTTGGACTTGATCATTTGTATTTGCGCTCGCCATGGACATTTCTCGGGAAATTGATTGTCAACTTCTTATTTTTTGGAATTTGGTATTTCTATGACATTATCCAGGCATTTTCCAGTAAGGATGTCATTAAAGTCTATGGCGTAGGTCTGCCAGGATTCCCTGATAAGCGTGTGGCGATGGGTGTCTTGGCAAAGGATGAGCCTGGTTCAAAACATTCCAATTTTTTCATTTATGCACTATGCTTATTTATGGGAGGCCTATTTGGTCTTGATTCTTTTTTGGTAGGAGATCGTGAGAGTGGAATCATGAGATTGCTCTTTCTCATTAGCATCATCGGCTCGCCGATTGCAATTGGCTGGTGGATTTATAAGTTATTTCGATTCTTTACGGATACGCCATCCGTTGTGAATCAATATGCATCTTATTTTGGATCGGCAGGTGGTGGTTGGAGCATTTTTGGTTCATTGATTGATCCTGCCTCTGTACTGGGTACACTCCTAAAACCGATTAATACTGCTGCAGAGGGATTCAATAATGCGATGGAGGCAGCCTCTAAAACACTTGATTTGGGTGTTGGTATTGTAAATGCTATTGGCAATGTTGGAACGCTCCTATCAGAGAGTTCAGTACCGAATCCTGTTCCAACCTTTAAGGATATGAAAAAAGGCATTGATGAATATGAATCATCAAAAGCCCAGGGGGGTGGTAGCCAAACTAGTAGCTTAAATATCCTGCCCTATACACTATTAGGAACCATTGCCCTCATTGCCCTGTCTGGCTTTGTTGCAACCTATTATCGATCCAAGAAACATGTCGCACCACAAGATGACCGCCCTCCCGAGCCAGGAGTTTTTCGAAAGCCTGATTCAAAAGAATATGCCGCATGATCCCATTGTTATCATTAAGTTTACTGCCACATGGTGTGGTCCGTGTAAGCGTATCGATACTACTCTTCTTCTTGGTCTTCATTCTGATATTAAATGGTATGAATGTGATCTTGATGAAAATGATTATACCCCTGGATATTGTGGTGTAAAGTCAATTCCAGCATTTCTCGCCATTGTAAATGGTGTTCCACAACCCATTTTCCAATCTTCCGATACCATGAAGGTTGCGGAATGGATTAAGGGTGGATTTAAACAGTAAAACAACTTTAATTTATATGGTTTGTTTCCAATAAACAAATCATAGGAATTCTAAAAGAAATAACATAGTGCATTTCGCTCCTTGTAATCGACACATTTCTGGGCCGTATAAATGGATCGCATAAAAGGGACATTGATACGATGACTATTTTTTTGTAGTTCAGAAATGAAAAAGGATAAAAAGGGTGCACTCCGTTTCTGCCGTTCAGGATGACCTTGAACTCCATAAATGGGATAATATTTTCCCTCGATGGCTGCCACATATTCGCATCCCTGATGATCTTTGGCCGTTGCCAAAATGCGATAGAATCGGCGCAAATGAGCATTTGCAAGGAAATCGGTAGGCGAAATACCATAATCGTGATATTGTAGTGTGGAGGGAGAGTTCTCCAAATAAGAGAGATACGGTTTGGAAAAGCCATGCATCATACGCGATCGTTTTCCATCCTTCGTAATCTGAATGGGGAAACGCCCGTCTGCCTCATATCGCTGCAGGATCGTATTACCACTCACCAGCATGGTCAGAAGTTGAAATCCGAAACAGGTCCCCCAAATGGGGAAGTATTCGCCAGGCTGCAGAGACAATTCAAAAAACCGCGTCACGGTCTTGACAAGTGTTTTATTTATAACATCAAATCCCTTGTCCGTCCCTGGAATAAATAAACCATTGATCATTTGAAAATAGGCCTCATGATGCATGGTATCGTATGGAACGGGAACGACTTTAACCCCCTGTGATTCAAACCAATCGACATACGATTTCATGATATGCCCATGTTCTGTTTTACGCGAATGTTTACGAGAATGAGGGAGGGTAAGAATGCCGACGCAAATGGAATCCTCCACCTTGGGAATGCTCTTGATGGTATGTCGAAGCACCGTACACATTCCACTACTAAGTTGTTAGTTTGCAAATAAAAGACGACCTCGGCCTTCTTTCACTTCATACACATTCCACCCCTCAGTAAACACGCGAAATTCGGATTTGCGCTGTGCAAGTGTTGGATTCAAGGTAATATTCGCCAATTCTAGGTACAGTGTGGGGCGATCCGCGGTTGTAAAATTCACGGTTCCTTCAGGCTGACGCGGGGCGGGATAAATCGTACCATATTGTGCGCCAGTAGACCATTTCATTTCTCCGATTTGTTTGCCGCTCGCTTTCTCATCTTTTGCCAACTGGCATATGGGATTCCATAAAAAGGGCTCATGGAGCAATTCACGATCTTTCCCCGCAATGACCAGCTTCATCCGATAATAGTACTCGCCATAGGGCATCGTATAGGGCTGTGTAGCAGATGGAGGACGAAGCTCGAAATAATCATTAAAAAAGTCATCCAGACGATTGTTATCGAGTGAATTGTAATTACGGAAAAACCAGAAGATTTTTTCAGTGGGATGCCGTCCATCGAGGCGGCGCGTACATGCCGCAGTTCCGCCCTTATCCAGCGGAATGTAGTCGAGTTCCCCAAAGGTAAAGTTGTTTTCAAATTGGCGACGAAAGGGAATTTGAATGGGCTTGGAACGGAGTTCCTCTTGGACTTTAGGGGGGACATAGTGTTGAATGGTGGAAAGGAGAATAGTGGGCTGTCCAATCTGATTCAAGGGTTTGGGGGAAAAGGTATAATAAGATTGATCAGGAAACTGATATCGAAATTGAGGAACATTCCATGGGGCAGGCTTTCGCATCGTACAATCACTGCATACGACAAGATCTTCCAAGGGGCGAAGGATACCCTTGATGCGGAATTTCTGCCAGGCCATGGCAACGAGCGGAAATCCACCATCTCCAGGGCACTGCATACCAGGAAGGGGTAACACGATGCGAAGGTGTCCTGGGGTGGCACGAAGCTGAACGCCGCGAGGCGTAACCGCATCCGTATAAGGATCCCTGGTTTCCAGTAAGCCGCCATTCACTTGCTGCAGTAAACTACTATTCCAGGATCCTTCGGACACTTGTTTGGCATAGAGGCCGTCTCCACTCCATTCCTGAATCAAGAACTGGTCTTGAAAGAATTGTATCCGTTCAAAGAGAAAGTATCCCACGGCATTCACATATCCATAGGATGCTCCACTAACAGGGTCTGTAATCGGATAGAGCCCGTTAATGATACTGGGATGACAGAGTTCTCCGCCTGGTAGACGAGGTAGAGAGGGGAGCCATGTGGGAAGGTCGATTTCCAGGGCGCACTCAGACATCACATCGCCATAGGGATCAATTTCGACTTCAAAAGATGAACCGAAGTTGGTCGTCGTAATAGGAACTTCGGTTCGTCGCTCCGCAATATGATGCACGGATGATTGATAGCGTGCATCATAAGGGAAAGTGCTCTTAGGATCATCTTTTACAAAATAGGTATCTTTTACACCACGCGCCACAAGCTCAAAGAGCGCACCTTGTCCGCTTGATTGATTAATGGTGGCCATCCTATTGAGAGAAAGGATGATCGTTTAGACTCTTAGAAAAAATAATAAGGACAGGGTTGGCCTCCGCAATCAAACCAGCCATAAAAGGGCCACCAACTGCCCCAGCCTCCTCCATAACCTCCATCCCAATATCCGCGACCATAACCGCGACCATAACCGCGACCATAACCGCGACCATAACCGCGACCACCATAACCACCTCCGTATCCGCGTCCGTATCCTCCTCCACGACCTCCATAACCACCTCCATAACCACCACCTCCACGACCCCCATAACCTCCTCCACCACCTCCACGACCACCACCGCCTCCACCACCTCCACGAAAGGATTCATATGATTGATTGTGAATAAACCATATCAACAACGCAATGACAATCAACAAATAAAATACAGAGTGCATCTCTATCTACACCCGAGCAAATTACGCAATGATGTGACGGACCAGCGAACTAAGAACGCCTGATAAGATGGAAATGCCGAGCGCAGAAGGAAGATCAAAACGATCGATCAAGATGATAAACACCGCCAGACCCGAAACAAGCGCAATCAGAAGCGCACCCACGGCCTCGCTCAATTTCATATCAAGATTACGAACACCCTTGTTCTTTAATTTACTAAGAGTGATATGGGTAATGGATGCGGTAATCAAAGAGGCTACCACCATTACCATCATGACACCGGACCAGTTCAATCGATAAGTAAACGCTGCAATATAAACAGCAGCAATATTGAGCGCGGACATTAACACCGTTTCAAGCATAATTTCACTGGAATCTCTCATGGTTCTATCTATTCTACGGAATTTAGAATAAGAAAAATTTGATAGATTATGAATCCAAACCGTGAATCACATGACTCAGTTGGTAATTGTTGAGTCTCCTGCCAAATGCCAAAAAATCCAGGGATTTCTGGGAGCAGGATGGAGAGTCATTGCGACCATGGGGCATATTCGTGCCCTTCAGCCTGAGCTAAGTGCCGTGGGTCTTGACCGCGATTTTGAGGCCAAATATGAATGGATCAAAACGAAGTCCAAGGCCATTCAACAACTGAAAGAGGAAGCAAAAAAAGCCACTGAGATCTACTTGGCATCGGACGATGATCGTGAAGGTGAGGGGATTTCCTATGCGGTCTGTCTCTTACTAAAACTAAATCCAAAAACAGTAAAACGATCTGTCTTTCATGAAATTACCGAAAAAGCGGTGTTGCATGCTATCACAAATCCTCGAACATTAGATATGAATCGGGTTCATGCCCAGCAAACACGGTCCATTCTTGATATGCTGATCGGGTTTACAATGAGCCCCCTTCTATGGCGCTATGTGGCACCTGCTCTATCCGCGGGTCGTTGCCAGACTCCTGCCCTTCGTTTGGTGGTAGAGCGCGAAGATCGTATTCAATCCTTTCAGTCCAGTTCAAGTTGGAAACTGAGTGCACAGTGGATGGGGTTAAAATCCTATTATTCTGTCATGGAGGATGATCTGGAAGATGAGGAATCCGCCATGAATTACATGGAAAATGTTCATAATGTGCCAAATGGAACCATTATACAGAAAGACATCAAACCATGGTCAGAATCGGCGCCGCCACCTTTGATTACCAGTACCTTACAACAGCAAGCCAGTGCGCTCTTTGGCATGAATCCGAAGAATACGATGCAAGTGGCACAGAAGTTATATGAAGCGGGTCATATTACCTATATGAGAACGGATAAGGCGGTTCTATCCGAGGAGGCGATTCAAACAGGAAAACAGTGGATCCAGGAGCAATATGGAGAGGAATACTTAGAAAAGCCGAATAAAAAGCCAAAGATTGCAAAACAATCAAAGCAAGCCAATGAAGAAGTAAAAGCACAAGAGGCCCACGAGGCCATTCGACCCACGCATATGGAGATTCCTGAGATTGAATTCGATGCCTATGGGCGAAAACTCTATCATCTGATCTGGCAGCGGGCCATTCAATCGATTATGGCAAATGCACGCGGGGAAATCTGTGTGATAAGAACACAAATTGAAGGAGACACCGATTTTACATGGCGTTCCCAATGGAAACGCACACTCTTTCCAGGATGGAAACGAGCGGGAAAGGTTGCTGAACTAGAAGAGGAAGAAGAGGAAAAAGAAGATAAATGGGATGAAGTTCAAGCCCTTGAGGTAGGTGCACATGTGCAGTGGAGTACCATGATGGCGGAGCCAAAGGAGACAAAGGCGCAAGGGCGATACACAGAGGCTACACTGGTGCGCGAACTGGAAACCTTTGGAATTGGTCGTCCTTCTACCTTTGCCACCTTGCTCACTGCAATCCAGGATAAGAATTATGTGGAGCAACGAGACTTTCCGCCAAAAGAGGTTTCTGTTAAAGAATATACCATGCGGCCTACACAGTGGCCACCCAGCACACTTCATAAGAAGAAGAAGGTAGGCGGTGAAAAAAACAAACTGGTTCCTACAGATCTGGGTCGCTCTGTTCTATCCTATCTCTTAACACACTTTGAGGATCTCTTTACCTATGATTTCACCGCGCACATGGAGCGCCGCCTGGATCATATTGCGGAGGGAACCGAGCACGAAAAGGGAATTCTGCGGGATACATGGGCATCGTATCAAGAACGCTATGAAACCTTACTCTCCCAGCCATCCATAAAGGGATCCGCCAAAATCAAGGAATTTGGCGGAGGGCTTAAAGCTGTGCAATCGAAGAAGGGCCCGCTCATTCTGCAAGAGGGTGCAACCAAGGAGGACACGCAATTCCTGGGATGGCCACCAGGCGTCAAGTGGGAGGAGATGACGGTAGAGCAGGCCAAGGCCTTTCAGCAGGAGCAACAAGAGAAAAAGAAGGGAGAAATCATCGGCCAATGGAAGGATCAGCCCATTATGAAAAAGACGGGTAAGTTTGGTGATTATCTCCAGTGTGGATCCGTTTCCATTCCCTATCAAGTGGAGGAGTTAGAGCAGACCCTGCAGCGTTTCGAAGCCAAAACGCAGACTAATACCATTGAATTTAAAGAGTTTAGCATTCGAACAGGGCAATATGGACCCTATATCATGAAAACCTCGCTAAAAAAACCACAGTTTGTTTCGCTGCCAAAAGGAGTGGATCCGAGTACATTAACAGAAAAAGAGGTAGAAGCCCTGTATAAGTTGGGCCTTGAGTCGAAAAAGAAATGGGCACCAAATAAAAATAGAAAGAACAAGAAAGAATGACAGAAGAGGGTGTCACGGTCATTAATGGAAAAGAAAAGCCCCGTTCGCGATCTGTTTCTCCTACGCGTTCTACTGAAGAGAATAAACCAAAGCGTTTTTTGAATGGGTGGTCCAAGGAACAAGAACATCTTATGGCAGAATGGAGTGACCTCGCAATGTGTTATCGATGGTTAGCGGATAAATCCGAGAAATTTTATCATAGTAAAAACCTATGGATCAGTCTGCCCGTGATTATATTATCGACCCTGGGTGGTACAGCCAATTTTGGAGTTCAATCTCTCTTTAGTGACGATACCTCTAAAAAATATGCGAGTTTTGCCATTGGTGGCATTTCACTTTTTGCGGGTCTTCTTACCACGATTGGAAACTATTTACGGTATGCACAGCTGGAGGAATCGCACCGTGTTGCATCCATTGCATGGGGAAAATTCCAACGATTGATTGCGGTAGAATTGGCCATGAAGCCAGATGATCGCATGGACTCCCTCGATTTTTTGAAGATTTGCCGTGCCGATTTGGATCGACTGATCGAGCAATCGCCCCCCATTCCTCAGGAATCCATTACACGATTTGAATTAGAATTTGGATCGATCAAGGATTTGAAGAAACCCGATATCTGTGGTGCCCTGGAGCATACGCGCGTCTTTGAGAGTTCGGAAACGCGTCTCAAACAGGTTGCCACAGAGGCAGCACTCTTGTTACGCCATAAGAAAAATACACTAACTGAATTGTTGTCGCCGCGTATTCAAGAGACCATAAAAAATCAGGTGGAGGCTCGATTAACAGAAGTACTTAATGAACGCAAGGATGAGTTACGAGAAGAAATTGAAATTCAGCGTGCTAATGCTCAACATACGGAGGAGGAATTCCAAAAGGCAATGGAGGAGCGACAACGGCGAATTCAAGAAGAAATTAATGCAGAAAAGAAGAAATTTACAATTGATACCTCGACCTCTACTACTAAACAGCATACATCGCCATTTGAACACCGTTTACAATTGAGACAAAATACGCTGTTTCGGCCACCAACTGCGCCGACCTCTAAAATGCCGTCACCTGTATTGCGACCGCTTCCAGCCATATCAGAACCAGCTTCGCTTTCTGCATCGCTTGCGTCACAGGAACCCATTAATATTGTTGTCATACCATCATCCGATGAACGAAATGATCAGAAACAGTAAATATAAAAATTGAAGATTGCAAATCGATATAGTGAATAGCACCCGTTTACTGCAAAATATGCGCATTAACAAGGAGTCCATTTATCATCTTCTTCATGCGAATTGGCCCATGAAAAACATATGGATGAAGACAGAGCTTCGCAATGTCCATATTGCCATTGTCATGAAACATGGAAAAATCATCGAAATGGCAACCAATCATTTAGGGACTCGCTCGCGAGGTTGTGGATATGCCGATCGAACCATTCATGCCGAGCGTGCAGTCATCAAAAAGATCGGCGATCATACAAAACTGGATGGGGCGATTCTCATTGTGGTACGCATTTCGCGCGGCACCCATCAATTTGCCAATTCAATCCCGTGTTCTACATGCACGCCTCATTTGGAGAAATGTGTGAAAGATTATGGTCTTCGTCGTGTGTACTATTCTTGATATACAGCCTTCCTTCCCCGATGCAGGAAGAAGATACTTATTTTTATAGAATTCCTGAATCCCATGGGATGTTTACGGAACATATCTTTAAAAATTCACCTATCATAGCTACAAGAATGGCCTCGAATCACTCCAACAGTGCAGCCCGTGTAAAAGGGGTTGTCGATCGCGCAAAAGAAATCATCGAGAACCATTTTCCAGATAACATCTATCATGTCACATTTCATCAGCACAAAAAAGGACGGAACGCAACGGTGATCACCATCTATAACCGTGCCCTGCCACCCAATGAGAAAATAGGTAGCCCTCATGGATACCATTGTATGAAATGTCAAATCTATGAGAATGATCCCAACACGTTTCATATTGGGCTACTCACACGATGTGGGCTAAATGGAACCGATCATCTCAATCGATTGATTGCATTTTCCAAGGCATGTGGGTTCTCACGAATTACTCTGGAAGATGCATCAAACATTCACTATGTTTTACAAGGAGGCCCCCCCATACCGTCCATCGCCAACAAACATTATATTAGTCTCCAAAAGCTTCTACGGTTGAAGACAGGACACTCTTGGTACGAGAAGTTCGGGTTTTCCAATGAGATCATTGAAGGTCACAGGAAAGGTATTGAGAGGCATATCCTAAAACCCATTGGACCCCTCTATCCTGAAGAACTACGCAATACAATCCAGGACTATGTGGAGATAATTCTTTCTGCAAGCAATCCCGAATCTGAAGTAAAAATCACCAAAAACACATCAGTCTCTGAAGCAGCCTCTTATCTCTATGATTGTCTTAAAATAATATGTCCTGACCGTATCTGCCCTGATGAGGAAGGTCTTGCTATCGTGGATCATATTAATAGCATCATCGATCAGATGTTTGATAGGATGCTTGTAGAGCTTAACATGACAGAAGAAGATTTTCAGGAGGAGCTGGTCCTTCTTCTAGCGAATCAAAAGGGCTCTTCCCGAAAGAATAAGACGGCGTGCAGACGGAAGCGAACAATGCGTAGGTGAAATCACTGTAGCAACTATGTAATGCCCTATCATGATTAACAATAGTAGAAATGATACAGAAGATATACTACAATTATGTAGACCAGCACTAAAATTGAATATAAAATGAGTAGTTATATATTCAACAACTACCTATATAAATGGAAATACTGTCACAACTACTAAGTGATAAGTGTAAGGAGATAAAGAAGGAAAAGGGTTGGACATCTACTTCTAGAATAATAGGAGAGGCAGTAGAAGATTGTGTTATTACTATGCCTTGCCCTATTTGTAACAACAAAGCATTAGTAAAATATAAGACGAACCAAAAATCAAAAGATGTAAAGTGTGAAAACTGTAGTTGCCAAATCCAGATTAAAGCAACAAAACATACCAAAAGGCAATCAACATCTTTAAAACTGTTAGGAGCAGAATATAAGACAACTTGCTTATCTATAAAAGAAAATAATGTTCATTATCTTGTATTAATGTATTCAGTTGTAGGTGATAAATATAGTATTAATGAGATATACTTTATTGATCACACTGATATAAATGATAGTTGTATTATTCCGAGAACTCCTTTATCCTCTACAGCAAAGCGTGCTGGCTGGCAAGGTTGTATGTTAGTATTTAATACATTTAAATCAATAAAAGTACTGGTTTAAATGCCCATTGGTCTAAATGAATTCTTAACAAATAACATTATTAAGAATAAGAGAACGGTCGGAAGTGGGGTCGAACCACTGACCTTGTGATTAACAGTCACACGCGCT